GTCGAGCAGGCCGACCCGCCGAAGCTGCAGCGCGACGGCACGATGCGGATCGGCGCCGCCGACGCGAGCGTGAACGAGGATCCGAACGCGGCCACGAAGGTCGCCGTGCGGCTGCTCGGCCCGCGGCGCGTGGGCTGGTTGATGTGCGGGCACGACAAAAATGTCGTCGGCGCCATTAACAACATCAAGGACTTGAACGACTTGATCCGGCAGGGCGTGGACGCGAGAGCGCTGGTTCGGTGGTGGACGGAGATCGGCCAGGCGGCGTGAAGACATCGACGTACGTCCGTCGCGTGATGGCATCCATGCTGAACGTCGAGCTGACCACCGATCGCCGATCCAACCCCGGGGAGGGCTGGATGTTTGGCGGACTCGAAATACCGCGCGACAACGATCGGATCGCCGAGATCGAGGCCGAGCTGAAGCGCTGGATCCGTAGGCTTTCCCGGTGATGCCGATCCTCGACGACGAAGCCGGCCCCGTCCCGGACAACGTGATCCCGTTCCCGGCGATGCGCGCGAACGCGAAGCTGACCGAGGCGTTCTCGGCCGCGCTGGCCGAACAGAACAGCAAGCTCTCCGAGAGCGACAAGTTCCCGGGGCCGCTCGACTGCCTGACCGAGATCATCCGGCGGCGCGGGCTGCCGCGGTTCTGCTGGCCGGCGGCGTGGCCGCAGCTCGGCGAGCGCTGCCGGGCGTACACCGGCGACGTCGTGATCGTCACCGGGCCGACCGGGGCCGGCAAGACGAGCTTCGCGATCCAGGTCGGGCTGTCGTTCACCGGCAACGGCATCCCCGTGCTGTGGTGCGCGCTCGAGCTCGACCCCACGCAGATCACCGAGCGCATCGTGGCCAACATGCACGGCGTGCACACGATGGCGATCAAGGAGCACTGGACCGAGGCCCGGATCGCCCACACCCTGCAAGCCGTCCACGACATGTGGAAGTTCGTTCCGCGCCTGATGGACCCGGACAAGCAGTACGCGGCGCTGCGCCGGGCGATCGCGGTGGTCTGGAAGACGTACCGGGTCAAGCCGCTGATCGTGATCGACTACCTCGGCAAGCTCGCCTCGCTCGCGCGCGACATCCGCATGGCCACGATCGCGGCGGCGGAGAACATCCGGGCGCTGGCCGTCGAAGAGGAGTGCTTCGTGCTGATGCTCGCTCAGCCGTCGCGCTCGAAGAACCAGGCGCTGACCGGCAAGGTCGATCACGAGTCGGCGACCGATACGTCCGGGTCGGCTGGCGAGAGCGGCGAGGTCGAGAACGCGGCGGCGATCGAGATCAACCTCGAGGTGTTCAAGGCCGACGACAAGGACGAGCTCGAGGCGCGCTGGAACATCGCCAAGAGCCGGCACGTCGGGCGCGAGGGCAAGGTGGGCGCGCGCTTCAAGAAGCCGGGCGGCGTGTGGGACGAGCTCGACTACGTCCCGGTCCACCCGTTGGCGGTGAAGGCCGAGCACGAGAAGGCGAAGAAGGACAAGCACCGCGCCGGCCCCGCGCCGTCGATTGCCGAGGTCACGGCGGACATGAACCTGGCGCGCGCAGGCGACGCCGACGCCTCGCGGCGGGCCGAGATCATGGCGGCGCTGACCCGACACGGGATGCTCGGCATGGAGTGGTCGGAGATCCGCGGGCTCCGCGGGGTCGGCCGCGGTAACGCCGCGCAGTCGGCGCTCCAAGAGCTGGCGCGCTCCGGCGCGATCGAGAAGGCCCCAAGCGGACGCTGGCGCGTCGTAGCGAGGATCGAATGAGCAAGACACCCAAAGACCCCATCAACCCATCTCACTACCGCGGCGACACCGTGATGCGAATCATCGAGGACTTCGACCTCGGATTCTGCCTCGGCAGCGTCATCAAATACATCCTGCGCCACGCCGCAAAGGCGGGGCTCGAGGATCTCAAGAAAGCGCGCTGGTATCTCGACCGCGAGATCGCGCGCCAGGAAGGCACCCTAAGATGATCAGCGAAATTTCCGTTCTCGATCACGGCTTCGTCGCCCTCGTCGACGTCATGGGCCACGACCGAACACCCGCGCAGACCGCGCGCACCTCGTTCCGCAACCGCAAGGATCGCACCGAGGACGAGGACGCTAAGCTCACCAGCTACCTCGTGCGCCACAAGCACACGACGCCGCTCGAGTTCTGCCAGGTCCGCTTCTATCACAAGATGCCGATCTTCGTGGCGCGCCAGCTCGTGCGGCATCGGACCGCGAGCATCAACGAGGTCAGCTACCGCTACGTGCAGGCAGCGCGCGAGTTCTACGTGCCTGCGCTGGACCGGATGCAGCGCAAGGCCGAGACGAACAAGCAGGGATCATCGAGCGAGATTGTGGACTACCCGGAGGTGTGTGCCGCCATGATCCGAGGCGCGTGCGGGCACGCGTTCGACATCTACGAGGGGCTGCTACATCGCGGCCTCGCGCCCGAGCTGGCGCGCTCGGTCCTGCCGTGCGGCACGTACACCGAGTGGTACTGGCAGTGCGATCTCCACAACACCCTGCACATGCTCGCGTTGCGACTCGACCCGCACGCGCAGTACGAGATTCGCGTCTACGCCGAGGCGATGCTGGCGCTGCTGCGGCCGGTGTTCCCGACGATCATCGACGCATGGGAATCGTCGCGCAGGTGACCGTCACCCGCATCATCTCCGGCGGCCAGACCGGCGCCGATCGCGGCGCGCTCGAGGCCGCGTGGGACCTCGGCATCGCCACGGGCGGCTTTGCGCCGGCAGGCTGGCGCGCCGAGGACGGCGTGATCCCGGAGCGCTACCGGGTCGGCATGGTGCAGAGCGGATCGCCAGCGTACCCGGTGCGGACCCGCGCGAACATCGAGGCCAGCGACGCGACGTTGATCCTGTCCGTCGGACCGATCGAGATGGACAGCGGTAGCTACCTGACCTCGAAGATGGCGCGCACGCTGGGCAAGCCGTGCCGGCACTTCGCGCGGAGCGATAGCCGGATGTGGCTCGACCTATCGCGCGCATGGATCGACGAGGTACAGCCCCGCATTCTCAACGTCGCCGGCCCGCGCGAGAGCAGGGAGCCCGGCGTCCAGGCCGCGGTGCGCGCGGCGCTGGTGGAGATCCTCGGCGGCGAGTGGGACCCGTGGGACGCGCTGTGAGCCCGCCGTTCTCGTATCTCGAGGCGTGGACCATCGCCAGGCAGTGCGCCCACATAAGGCGGGTCATGCGGTGCTTCACCTACGTCTCGGCCACGACGTACGGAGCCGACGCGATGGTCTGGCGGCGCCGCGTCGAGGTCCACTACAGCGAGTCGCGGCGCCGGTAGTCCACGTCGACGCTGAGCTGCCAGGTAAGCGCCGCATCGATCGCGGCCGGGTTGCTTACGACGAGGATCTCACCCGGGTCGAGCCAGATCGCGGCGCCGTTCACCTGCTCGGAGAAGTTCCACTCGAGCCGGCTGCCGGCGGCGCCGAGCCCGGTCAGGTCGAGCGTGGCGAGCGGCACGGTTCCGCGCGTGAACCCGACGACCGTGAGCCCGGCGGTTGTGGCGATCCGCGCGCCGACCAGGCCGGAATCAGCGCCGGCGTCGAGCCCGCGCTTCGCCAGCGCGGCGAGCAGCGTCCCGCCGGCCGGCAGCGTCGACGCGTTGCTCGAGCTCTTGAACAGCTGCAGGACGCGCCCGGCGGTGACCGGCGTGGTCGCGGCGACGATCGCCGTGAAGGTCATCCGCATCGCCTCGATCTCGATCGGCGCGCGGCGCGGCGCGTTCACGGATCCTGCGACATCTCCGGTCGCCTGCATCGCGAAGACGATCGCGTTGGCCGCGAGCGCGGCGGCCATGGTCCCGGTCGAGCCGGAGAGGGAGTACGCCTGGCCGCCGCAGCTGTCATACATGCGGCCGGGTTACACCAGCCCGACCCCCAGGTCGAGCGCGGTCACATCCAGGCGACGATCTGCAGAACCACCAGCGCGACCGCGGCGCCGAGCGCGACCGCCGCAATGGCGATCATCCAGCCCGGCACGGGATCCGGATCGTCCACCGGGCTCACGCGGCGGGGGTCGGCGCCGGCGTGTTCGCCGTGATCGCGGCGGCCAGCGCGGTTGCCGAGCTGTTCAGCCGGGCCGCGAGCGCGGCGACGGCCGCCGGGTCGGTCGCGACCGCGGCGAGCTGGGCGGCGAGGCCCTGGATGAGGGTGATCGCGGACTGCTCCACGGTTTCGGTCTGGGCCACCTGGGCGGCGAGGGCATCGAGCTGTGCGGACATGAGTTGTTCTCCGGCTACGAGGGCTCCCAACAGGGCCGTCTGCTGGGTGTTTTGGAGCTTGAT